CGATGGTAAGACGGTGCAGGCTGCCATGGACGACTTCTATGTTTGCAGGGACGAGGAGAAAAAGTTCTTTGAGGAGGAAGGCAGGGAATTCCCTGACTTGGAGTTTAGGTTCGTTTTTGATGTCGGAGCTTTCTTCAATTACTATCCCCTCAGTATTTCTGCATTTGCCAAATATATTGGCATGAACGCTTCACTGCTCAGACAGTACGCCGCAGGCATTAAGGTGCCGCAGGCTAAGAGCTTGGAAAAAATAAGGCAAGGCATTGCCAAAATCAAAGGAGATATAGACACTGGTCTCTTGATAGATAAGCCAGTTCTACAGTATGTTTAAAGAATGACAACCACAATTGGTTGTGTTTTCATAAAGTAATTAAATGAACTCTTGAGCCCTTGGTGCGTGACGCATCGGGGGCTTTTTCATGCCCAAATGTTAAAATATCAACAGATGTTGAAAATAATTACCAAAATATTTGGTTATTCAACAAAAGTTTATTATCTTTGCATTGTGTTAAGATATAAACAATATGGTAAAACGAAAATCAAAGGAACTCCAAGAAAATGAAGACGATTTGCTTTTCTACCTTGAGTATTGGAAAGAGTTCCCCAGTACTTTCAGAAAGGTAGCAGAAAAAGAAATCGCAGAGTTAGAAAACAAAATTAAAAACCAAAAATGAGCAAGTCCCCCTCGGGGGACGCTCTTTCACTTAAAAATATTAGATTATGGAATACAAGGAAATGATTGATAAGGTCAAGGCTCTTGCTGCACAGAACAGAGCTGCCAAGACCGCAGAGGACAAGGCTGAGGTTCGCCGTCAGATGGATGCACTCAAGGAGTCAGACCCTAAAGCTTTCGCTGTGGCTGTGGGATACATGGCTAAGAAGACGGAGGAGAGAGTCAAGGAACTGACCATGGCGGAGAAATTCGGAGAAGTGACAAGCATGCTTTCCATGGCATACATCGCCAAGGCTTACTTTGGCAAGTCTCGCTCTTGGCTCGCACACAAGATGAATGGCGACACCATCAATGGCAAGACGGCAGCTTTCACCAACGAAGAGCTTGTCACCCTCAGAAATGCATTGCAGGATATGTCACAGAAATTTAGCTCGCTGAGCCTAACCATATAGGCTTATGTCTTAACACACCGCCCCCGATGAGAGCTACATCGGGGGCTTTTACTAATAACTGATGGATGTTCTGAATATTGATGATACCAAGGCTGGAGCAGTCTTTCTGCTTCGCCAATTGGTCAAAGGTGATAATACGAGTATAGAACTCAGAAATAGCATGATTCGAGCAGACGTGGATGACAGCTATTTCAAGTTTATCATTGAGGGACTTAGCGAGGCGTGCTACATCGAGGAGTCCTTCAGCATGTGGCGGATAACTCCCAAAGGGGTGCGCTATCTGCAGGAATATGAGAGACGACTGAATGTTGGCTCGGATTGGTCGATAGAGGGCAATTCTTCTGCTCAGGAAAAGAAAAGAGAGGAAGAAATGCAGGATAAGGCATTACAGAGGAGTAATGCCAAGTGGACTAAATATGGCTTCTTTATAACCCTAATATCCGCAATATTAGGCTTATTATACTTCCTTTGGGAGAACATATTGTAATGATTGCTATGGTGATGCCTTGGATACAGAGGCATTGCCATAGTCTTGTATTGCTTTTTTCAAGATGCTTGATGCGTCGTTCGATTCTTTCTTCCATACCTTATTATATTAATGAATTCATCCGCAAAATTAATCATTTTTCCACCAATTCGCAAAATTTTCCTTAAAAAGCTTGGCACTTCCACTTTTTCTCCTTTGTTTTAGGATTATTTTCCTAAAAACTTAGGAAAATATTTGCTCGTTTCAGAAAATAATACTACCTTTGCCCATAGAAATACAGATGAGTCAGACACGGGCAGAGCAGGGCTTGTGAGTGGCTATTTAAGATATACAGCTGTGACCGACCTGTGCAGAAGGACTGCTCTCCCGATGCACAGGTCATTTTTTATTTATGGTTTACTCCGACAGACAGATGAGAGTAGCTGATGCTACAATTAAGCAACTTTTGGCAAATGAGACTTCAATGACCAGAGATTCGATGTTAGCCTATGTTGATGAGTTGTCTGATGACAGGGTTGTTGCCAATGATGTGGTGACTATGTTGGAGATTGATGGCTTGATAGTTTATACAGGAGATTACGATTGGAGGGTTCAGCTTACAGACAAGGGATGCAAGGCTGCACAAATGGGGTTGCTTAGATACCTTAAGCGACAAAAAATAATAGAGAAGATGAAGGAGTATAAACTGTTCGTGGGGATAGCCAGTGCTATAGTCTCTTTTGTGTCAATGTTGATAACGCTTGCTCTTACAATTTACAATGCTGTAAAATCATAAGGGCACATGCTACAACAGATACGATGGCGCAAACGGCATTAATCAGTATGATTAGAATGTCGTAAAATAATTCTTTTCTTTCCATACCTTATTATATTAATGAATTCACCTGCAAAATTAACCTTTTCCCATTAAAAACACAACTTTTTCCCAAAAATATTTGCCAGTTCCAAATATTCTCCTTATCTTGCCGATGATATTGATTCTAAACAGAAATAAAATGAAAAAGTTTTTTATGATTATGGCCATTTCGTTGATGACCATTGGCGCTAAAGCGCAGAGTGTTGTCCCTACTGAGGACGGCAAGTATCCAGTTTATTGCGACCTCAAAGCTTACAACTTTTGGGGTGTCGGCAAGGTTAAGGTCATTCTTGATATGGGAGCTGTCACTGATGGAGGCGGTTCCTTTGAGAGTTTATTTGGCGAAGATGGCAAACAGATCAAGTTCAATACAGTCATGGCAGCCGTTAACTATATGGCTAAGAGAGGATGGAAACTTGACAAGACATATTATATAACAGAGGGTGTGGGCAAGGCAGTCCTGCATTATGTGCTTGTAAAGAACATTAAGAGTGATGATGAAATTCGAGAGGGCATAATAACTAAGCCTGAAGAATAAATTGAGAATTAACATCAGTTTTTTGAAAAAAATGAGCGGGAAATGAAAATTTCCCGCTTTTTTCTTGCCAGTTCCAAATATTCTCCTTATCTTTGCCAACGCTTACAAGATGATAGTAGTCTATCCGGCAGGGCGACCGTTTCGCCTATGGCTTCCAGCCGCAGGCTTTTTTTATGCCTCGGGAATTCATTTCCCTAACTGGAGAAAAATATTTTCCCAACTGGGGAAAAAGGAAAACTCTATATGGCGGCTGCATGAACCGTAAGATTTGATTTGTCCTCTCGGATAAGCCATCATCTTGTAAGCAACGGGGAATGCAGCCGCCACCCTTTTGTACAATCGGCTGTTAATGCTTACAAGATGATGCAATATGCAGAATTCTATTTTGATTCAGGATGCGATACAGGCCAAGCCTGCAGGCATCCCAGTGAACGAGGGGCTACGATCCCTCAAGTGTGCAACCAAGCGCGAGCTCAAGCGACTCAGCAAGACCAAGAGCGAGACCTTCAGCATCCTCTGCGATGAGGAGGTGACCTATGGCGAGGTGGTCATAGCCATGATTGGCTGCGTGGCGCTCATGGCCATCGTGGCAGTCAGCGGATACTTTTTCGGAGGGGAGGTGATGTAGCTATGAATAAGAAAGAAATATCAGAGATGGTAGCGAAACGCCTGAAAGAATATCAGATATTCTATCCCGACACCACGTTGACGATGGTCGGTACCGAGCATGGCGAATCCATCTCCTACAAGGAAGGTCTTGAAGTGAGCAAGCGAATATGCCACATGACGCATAGCGGGCTGCTTCTGTACTGGATATTCGACAACACGATGTATATCTACAAGTCGAAGGAGTTCCTGAAGGTGGCAGATGGCTTCAAGAAGGGAGCCAAGGTGAGATTCCACGACCCCCGCACGCCCGGTGTATGCCACGAGATCGTAATGCTGGCAGACGGAATGCGCTATGATGGTGGCATCCCCTTTATCTGGACTGAGGATAGCGATGCCGATTGCTTCGAGGAGTGCAACACCTTCGCCCTATACTGGCGCCCGGTAGAGGAAGACAAGAAATAATATATCACACAAAAAGAATTTAGTAAAATGACGAAAGACGAGCTTGTTAATCGACTCCTGAAGCGTGAACCTCTGTTGGCTAATGCTGTCAGCAATATGGTGGACTACATTTCCGACCATTATCCTGCTGCATACCCAAGCCATGAACAGACGGAAGCCGTCAATGCCTATCTACATTCGGTTTTTGCAGATGGTGATGGAACAATGTCGGAGCGTAATTGTGAGCATCGCAGAATAGCATCACAGATAATAACCATCAATGCCATACGAGTGCTTGATAGTTCACAACTTGACCGACTGCAACGTGTGCTTGACCATATCGCATACGACAGGGAGTATTATATGTGAGCAAGTGCTTTTGTTATATATCACATTAAAATTTAGCAAAAGATGAAAGACAATAATAAAAACATAGAGTTACAGACCGACAACCTCATCACCGAGAAGTTTCATGAGCTTCTTGCTGCCAACACGAAAAAACTGAATGATCTTCGCTTAGAATACGCTCAGCGAATGGCCGACGCACAGGATGACTATGATAAAGCCATAGATTCAGTTACCATAGATGAACATCTTGAAAATGATGTGCTTCATATAGCAAGAAAAGAGTATGAGAAAGCCCGCGAGGAGTACGAGCTTAATATTCGCAGTCTGAAAAAAGACCGCAACAATGCAGTCCGCAAATACGATTTGGCCAAGGCTTCTGCCAAGAACTACTGGGCTACTGAGAACGAGAAAATCCAGATAGAGCGCCACAACATCTTCGAGCGCTTTAGAGATTCGCGTGAGGTGTTTACGGATGATGAAGCAGTCAAAGGACTCCTGCACCCAGGTTGGACAAGAGACAAGAAAGGAGGGATGAGCGATGAAGAAATGTAGAAGCAACAGCAGACGCATAGCCAAGCTGCCAGCCAAGGCCATCAAGGATTGCCAGTTCTTTGCTATTGAAGGCAGACAAATGAATGACGGTAAGGTAGAACTTAAATTTTATAGAGGCAACAATGTTGTCGCATCAGTCGCATTCCTCGATGACGCACCACACAAGCAGACTATAATCCGATGGATTGATCATCGCTACTATGCTCTTCGATATGGAGCTAAAGAGGCTAAGCTGTTCAATATGACTTTAGCCAAGTGGAAATTTATAAACTATAATTTGGCATGAACGAGTGCAAGCCAATAAGTAACAATATCGATTATGGATGAAAATATATTATTTGACTTGTTTGGTATAACTGATATTATGGACTTGCCGGCGGCGGTAAGCCGTCTTCTGTTCTCGGACAAAGAAAAGCGAGACGCAGTTTACCGCCGCTTAATCGAGCTTAATGAGTACGATATGTCGTATGATTGGTTTCAGACTATATATGAGAAGGAAATGGCTCAGAGGAAGAAAAACAAACAAGACTTTACACCGTGCGAAGTCACTACCATAGTTAGCCGAATTGCACTTAGCGGAACCCACGGTTCCATTCATGAACCTACCGCCGGCACGGGGTCTCTTGTGATATCCTCATGGTGGGATAGGTGTCGAAGAAGACTGCCATGGGAATATTTCCCAAGTGAGAATATGGTAACTTGTTGGGAGTTGTCGGACAGGGCAATACCTTTGCTTCTGCTAAATATGAGCATACGAGGCATGATGGGGTATGTCTATCACGGCGATGTGCTTGAGGGGAAAATATTCCAGAAATACATACTGCTCAATAAGTCAGATGACGGACTGGGATTTTCCGATGTGTTTAAGGTAGCCCCAAATGATACAATCCGAGGGGACTAACAAATAATAAAATAAAAACTATAATGCACAATGAAAATAAAGGAAATTGCAGAGGCGTGGTATGACGACCACCGCCAATATGTAAAAGAATCGACATCCTCTGCTTATGCTTTAATCCTCAATAATCACATCATTCCATATTTCGGGGAAAGCGAAAACATAACAGAGGAAGACTTGCAGAAATTCGTCAACGATAGAATATCGGGCGGGGCGGGGATAAGATCTGTGCGAGACATAATTAGCGTCATCAAGATGCTGCTGAGATTCGGAGCAAAGAAAAAATGGTGCGAGCCACCGACTGACTGGAAGATGATCTATCCTGCAAGAACCAGGGATAGCCAACGGGTTGAAACATGGAGTCCCGTACACCAGAAGAAGATGATAGAGTATCTCAAAAAGAATTTCACTTTCCACAACCTGGGTCTGCTTATTGTAATGGAGACGGGGATGAGAATTGGTGAAATTTCAGGTCTCCAATGGGGCGATATCGATGTTCAGAACAAAACCTTACATGTTCAGAGAACGGTAGAACGAGTTGCCGTTTATGATGGACTGAACGGCAAGAAGGGGACGAAGGTAAGGGTAGGCAGCACGAAAACCATCAACTCCAACAGGGAAATTCCTTTGAGCAAAGATATTCTCATGTTTGTACGCCCACTCTCCAAGATATGTGTACCGAGCAATTATGTCGTGAGCAACGATGCGTCTCCAGCGGAGCCAAGGCTAATCCGCAATTGTTTCAACCGCTTATGCAAGGAATTAAAGTTGCCCCGCATAAAATTTCATGGTCTGCGCCATACCTTTGCCACGAGCCTCATTGCTTCTAAATGCGACATAAAGACCGTCAGTTCTATACTCGGCCATGCCGATGTGAGCATAACGCTCGACTTGTATGTACACCCGAACAACGAGCAGAAGAGTAGAGCCATCGACACTATGCTCAGGCGTGTCAGTAAAAGCGAGGAAGAGGCAGACTTTGACATTTCGCAAATCGATTCAAAGACGTAACCATGGTAATGGTTTCTTCCTGTCATTTTATGGGCGTGGCAGAAACCTTACCTTTGCAATATATTAAAAGTTAGAAAAGAAAAAAACAAAAAGAGGAGGAATAAGCTATGAACAATAATGAAATAAATCTGCACATGACTGCAGAAGTATGGAACGCAATAGTAGAAAGGAGGGATGAGCGATGAAGAAAAGGAAGAATAAACAGCATGGCATCTATTCTCTCGACTCAAGACGCAGACGCATTCATCTGCGTCTTGTGGAGAGATACTGGGAGCTTGACCGTGATTTCGTTGACCTGTGGGGGCTCAAGGAGCGGGCTGTGATAGAGTTGAAGCTTTGCCGTCGCGACAGAGTGAGAGACACGCAGAGAAACATCGTGCAGCGCTTGGAGCGAGAGCTGACCAGCATCTCACGCCAGCGAGACAAATATAGTCGGTGGGCATCATGCATCTATTACTGGATGATGATCCACGACCTTGCAGCAGAGAGAGTGGCGCTGCGTCATCAATGTGATGAGGCAGCAGAAGAGTTACAAACCATTAATTTCGTATAATTATGCCAGAGACAAATAATTCACAATCAAGAATAATGCTTGATGCTTATTTCAAATTCCGTTCATCACTCCCTGCCAAGGACGAGGATGGGCGACCATACAAGAAGTCTTTCAAGACGACAGAGGAGATAGCCGCAGACTTGGCTACCATGGTAGTCATCGACTTCTCCGATATTGTCACCTATATGCGGCAGCATGAATATGTGGTCGCCACGCAGCCAGATGGCACGATAGCATGGGCTATCTGGGAAAAAATGGTGGACATTTGATGATTTTCTCATAATAATCGTTTATTTTTGATTTTTTTTGCTACTTTTGTGGCACTTAAAATCTTTGAATGATGAGCGGAGAGTGGCGCGTGAGCGTCGCTCTCCGTATTTTTATGTCCATACCCTCCATATTATCTTTGCAAATAAAAAAGATAATATGACCATCAAATCAGCTCCGTCGGGCACATGTTTCCTTGAGAACATCCGTGACCTTGACATCCTCACAACTATGAGCCGTGTGCTCGTCACTATCGAAATAGGCGGTTCCACCGTCTATGATGAGTTCCTCTATCCTGCCGATGGAGAGATACAGCTGTCGGACCTTGCAGACATCTATAGGCCTTATGCCAGACAGCAGCTCATCGTTGACTCTGTCATCACCATCACGGAGCAGAAAGTCTCTACAGGTGTAGAGACCGATGAGGTGACGCAGAGCGACAAGAAGACTATCAATCTCCGTGTCCTCTATGCCACCGTGGATATTCCAGATATCGACTGCCAGGAGTTCACGGACACGCATTTCCTCACCCTGCTGCAGGATGCCAAGACAACCTCACTTGGCAGACTGGAATATCTGCATTATCTCGGCACCGACACAGCCTCCGTCACGGCATACTTCACTGACGGCACCAAGCAGCTCTTCACAGCCGAGGTGGTGGGTGGCAATGCCAAATACACCACCATCGACGTCTCACCTTCCAAGTTCTCGGTCAGAGACAAGGTGCTGTCATACTTTGACGTCAAGGCAGGGGAGCGCCTTCAGACGTTCATCATCGACCAGGAACAGCCCGACTGCGCACCGATTCTCCTCTTCAGCAACTCCTTCGGGTGCCAGGAACTCATCTATTGCACAGGCAAGCATGAAGTGGCTCCTGAATACACACGTGACTCAGCCGTCATCGGCGGAAGGAACATCAACTACCGCATCACAGAGAAGCGCATCTTCAAGGCAGACACAGGACCGCTGACAACAGCCATGGCCAACTGGGCTGACGACCTCTTCCGTTCCGATGAGGTCTATATCGTCAATATCTATGGTGGAGAGGCTGCCGTCGGCAAGCAGGTCACCATTTCCGACTCCAAGAGCGACAATGACAACCTGCTCGAGACCATTCCTCGTTTCACCTTCAGCTATGCTTACTCGCAGCGCCAGCACAATGTCCTGGATATGCATCGTGCTGGGCGCATATTCGACAACACATTTGACAACACATTCAACTGATGAAGAGAGCAGCTTTCCATATCAATGAGGTTCTGAAGATGATGGACAAGGCCAAGGACGACCATGCCACCATCAAGCTTCGGGCATGGACCACCGACGGCAGGACCGTCAATTATGACGGATGGCTCGTGTCGGGTGGCAGCTGGCGTGGCGGCTTCCACCGCCTTATGCATCCAGCCACAGGCGAGGTGCATACTCTGCCCGACGTTTTTATTTATGAATTTTTAGGTTTACCAGTATATCTATGAGCAGACAGAAATATTCCATGCAGCAGGTCGGAGCGCATGGTGACAGTGAGCGATATATGCTCATGCCGACCACTGCGGTTGGTGGCTCAACCACCAACCAGGCTGCCATCGAGCAGCAGTATGGCACAGACACCCATTTCCTCGGATCTGGCGAAGTGGGTGATGCAATCTATTCGCCTATCACCGTCAATGAGCGAAACTATGAGTATATCAACTATGGCGATGACAATGACATGCCTTATGAGCTGCAGCGTCTCCTTCGCATGAATATGGTTGCACAGCGGGCACAGGCATTCAATGTGCAGTGCTGCTACGGACAGGGCGTCAGATTCGTTGACAGAGCCACAGGCAAGGACACGGATGATGCAGAGATACGTGACTTCTGTCTGCGCAACAGCGTCCATGAAATCTTCATGGAGCAAGCCACAGACATGAAGTTCTTCTTCTGGAACGTCACCGTCATCATCCTCTCACGTGACCACTCCAAGATACTGCAGATGCGACACAAGGATGTGTCATACTGCCGTTTCGAGCGCCCCAACGAGAAAACAGGTCTCATCGAGCACATCTTCTATGGCGACTTTCGCAAGGCAATGTCACCCATCAAGGCAGAGGCTATCCCGCTGCTTGACATCAACGACCCGCTGGGCGACCTCTTGGCACGCATGGGCAAGGGACCAGACATCTATACAGGCGAGAGACATCCTGCACCTAAGATAGGCCATGACTGCAAGTTCGCCATCGTGTCGCGCATTCCTACTCCTGGTTATCAGTATTATCCGATACCTTATTATGCCTCCATGTTCGACGATGCGTGGTACGACATCTATCGACTCATCGGCATTGGCAAGCGCTACATGATCAAGAACACCTCTGCACCTCGCATTCAGATCGAGATACACAAGGATTATTGGATGAACCTGTGCAATGAGGAGGGCATCATCGACCCTCAGAAGCGCAAGCAGCGCATCGATGAGGAGAAGCAGTCCATCATTGACTTCGTGTGCGGTACGGAGAATGCAGGCAAGGCTCTCATCACAGGATATTACTTCGACCCGAACGGCAAGGAGCAGCGCATGGTGCGCATCATCAACCTCAACGAGAGTGGAAAGAAGGAGGGTGGCGACTGGGCTGATGATATGTCGGAGGCTTCCAATGCGCTCTGTTTCTCACTTGGCGTTCATCCCAACTTGGTGGGTGCAACACCTGGCAAGAGCCAGATGAACAACTCGGGTTCCGACAAGCGCGAGCTCTTCATCCTGAAGCAGTCGCTCGAGAAGCCTTGTCACGACATCATGGTCAAGCCATACCATGTCATCTTACATTACAACGGATGGAGCGAGCGTGGCATCACCGTCGACGTGCCGATGATAGAGCTGACAACACTCGATAAGAATAAGGACATGCAACAATCATCAGTTAAAAATAACGGCAATAACAATGAAGATTGAAATCAATAAACAGGATTTTGACGATGCCATCTTGGTGGCAACGTCATCCAATCCGGAGGTCTTCAACTTGGTGAGACCTCATTTCTCTACTACATATAACCGCATCAAGCGTTTTTGTCTCGGTGATATAGGTGCTGAATTCTTCGATGAAAACGAGGATTTTCAGCCATTACTCAAGAGATGGGTCTGTCTTGAGACATTTATTACGGTGGTCCGCCACCTTGATCTTGTGCTCACTCCTACAGGTTTCGGTGTCGTGAGCAATGGTGAGGTCTCTCCAGCTTCGACCGTGAGAGTGGAAAATCTCATCGAGCAGGTGAAGCAGGCCAAGTTGGCAGCTGAAGAAGAGGTTGTGTTCGTACTCGTTGAGAATACCGAGGGCTGGGGATTAACCATGCAGGCAAAGCTCTGTATCCCATGCCTTGTATGGGGGTACAATGACTACATGCAAGAAGCCTCACTCACCAAGCTCAACTCAGCAGACTGGGATACTGCCCGCCAGAACATGCGTCTTGCAGATGAGATCCTGCGTCGTCGCTTCTCTAACGAGCAGATGGACGCGCTGCTCGATAAATACCGCAGAGGCGTGTCTTGGACAGAGCCGGAGCAGAAAGCGGTCTGTCTGATTCGCAAATATCTCGTTGACTACAGCAATCCGAGCTGCTTCAAACCAAATGACATGAAGCAGACGCTTGACAGGATTCAGATGGTTCTCGACGGAGATGCAGAGACATTCGCACTCTATCAGCAATCAGCAGAGTATGAAAGCAATCATTTCAAGCCTTATGAAAACAAAAAATCAGCACCTGCCTTCCTATTCAATGCATGACGGGCAGATCAATCTTAACATCACAGCGCCAAAGTCATGGCGTGAGTTGTCGCAGGATGAGCTTCGCTATACGCTTTTCCTGCTGACCAGATTTCAGGAGCCATTGACGGTCAAGACATACCTGTTCTGCAGACTGGCTGGCATTGAGATCATCAAGCATACCCGCACAGGATGGAAGTGTTCCGTTCTGTGCCGGGTGGATGGCAAGTCAAGACCAAAGCGCAAAGTGATTTATCTGGAGACAGAGATAGTCCTGTCTTTGCTCTCACAATTCGATTTTATCGATGGATTCGATAATTTTCAGCCTTTGCAGGACATATCTGGCTTAAAAGCCGTCACTTCCATCCGCAAGATAACATTCCAGGATTACCTCTTCGCTGAGAAATATTATCAGCTGTACCTCATGCATAAGGAGGACAAGTTCCTTCAGCAGTTAGGATATCTTCTGTACAGGGATGAGGATGGCAAGCGTGATGACTCAGTGAATTTCACCGCAGAGGAGTTACTCGGAACTTTTTTATGGTACTCAGATTTCAAGCAAGTGGCTGCTGCCAATTTTCCTCACTTCTTCAAAAATACGAAGGAGGGCGAAGAACCGACCATGGAGGATATCACCATGGGCATACGTGCGCAGGTCAGAGCACTCACCGATGGCGACATCACCAAGCAGCAGGCTGTCTTTGAGACCGACTGCTGGGCAGCACTGACAGAGTTGGATGAAAAGGCGCGGGAGGCTGAGGAATACAATGAAAAAATGAAAAGCTTATGACAGAAAAACAGTTCGATGCTATCGGATATTTCAAACAGTTGACAGAGGAGAACAACACCTGCCGACTGCATAATTTTGTCGCGACGACATGCAGCGGACCAGATACCGTGCAGGGAGTGCTGCAGCAGTTTCGCACAGCCTCCAACTTCGTGATGGTCTCTGACACCGTAGATTCCAATACCCACTCTGTGGGCGATGGCTTCTTCGACCGCAACGTGTTCACGGTCTGGATTCTCGCTTCATACAAGCGTGATGACATGGCAGACCGGGAGGAGAAACTGAATATCTGCAGATATATCTTCCGGCAGTTCCTCAGTCGTCTTTTGCATGACAAGGAGTATCAGAAGTTCGGTGACCAGCTGGAGTATCTCAATCTCAATCAGGTCTATTCGACAGAATTAGGGCGCTACTCGATGAACGGATGCACAGGCCTTTACTTCATGCTGACATCAGACGAGCCTACCGACTTACAATATGATGAGGGCTTATGGCAGAAGTGATAGACGAACTCCTCAAATACGAGAAGGGGTGGACGGAAAACATGGGCGACTATTGGCGCGAGCGCATGGAGCGCTTGCGCACAATAGATACTGGTGCCCTCTATTCGTCCATCAAGGGCCACCTGGAGCAAGGCACAGTGACCACCATCGAGCATGCTTTCCTGCAATACGGCATCTATGTGGCTGCAGGAGTTGGACCTGCACACGTCTGGAAAAAATGGACAGAAGCGCAGGGAGGTGAGAAAATCATGCGCCCAAATGATGGCGACCTTGACTTCCTCAACAAGCAGTATCGAGCAGAGAGGGAGTTGGATACTCCCAAAAAAGTGGGTCCTGCCTGGGGCGGTCGAGTGGCAGGCGGTGTGCCAAAAGGCAGACGTGACTGGTTCTCGGCTAAATACTATGCCTCTGTCATGAAGCTTAACGAGCATGAAGCAAGCTTCTATGGAGATGCATACAATGGACTCATGGCTTCTGCATTGACAGAGATATTCAAGGGCATAGGCGCAGCTCGCAACCTTTGAGTCATTATTATTATATACATCACATATTATCTTTGCATCAAAAATGGCAGATTTAGAAAAACAAAAAATTCAGCAAGATTTGGAGCAGATTCGCGACGAGCGTCGCAAGGCTGCCAACACTGCTGAGCGCATAGGCCAAGCGTTGCTTGAGTTGCTCCATTTCATAGAAGTGGAAGGAAAACGTTACCTCTCTCGAGAACATGATGACACGGCAGACGGGCTTATCACATTCAATAAAGGTCTTAACTGCTTAGGTGACATCTTGGCTACTGGCAAGGTAACGGTGCAGGATCTGGAAGTCTTGGGCAAGGCTTTGTTCCATGAACTCGAGATACGTAAGCTATCCTATGCAGGAGGAAATATATATCTATCGGGCGCAGGCAGTAAGATAGTGCACGTCGAAGAGCAACGCTCTGCATCGGGTGCTGTGACTGGCTGGAAGTGTTATCTCCTTGCCGATGATGGCAGTACGGCGACACAAAACCTATGGCGCGTGAAGGATCAGGCACGTTGCCAGAGCTTCAATATCCTCGAAGGGAAACACGAAGGTGTGAGCAATAAGAGCTACTGGCGACTGGTGAAAGAGGTGAGTACTCAGTCTGTTGCAGTCATGGCTAAAGACGGTACGGCGCTGTATGGTGGTAGACTGTTTGACTGGGTGACATTGTCGGCTACTGACTGCATGTCGGGCAGCGATACGCCTGCAGCTGGTGACACCATCGTGCTCGATGGCGCGAGAGAGGATGCATCTCGACAAGGAGTCCTGATGCTTGAGAGTACAGGCAATGGTACACCTCGCATAGTAGGACTGCGAGGCGTAAACTCATATACCCACGAGGGCAAGGAGGTATTCGTGTTTTCGCCAGACGGTTCTAAGATAGTCAGTTCCTCTATCGAGTGGATATCTCCGAGCGGTGATGCTATGCATATGGTGAACTACAGAGGCGAGTGGCAGAAGGGCGTGAGCTACGGCTATTATGACCAGGTAAGCCACGGCAACGGCGTGTGGCTGTGTACCAACGCCGAGGGCAGCACGAGTGAGCCTATGGCCGGAAACGCAGACTGGCAGCTTGTGATGAGTGCACAGAAGGGCGAGAAGGGCGAGGACGGTGTGGCTTATCAGATAATGATAACGAGCGATACGGGCACGGTGATGATTAACGGTTCGGGCGAAATGACGCTGAAGGCAACGCTGCTACGCAATGGCGAGGACATAAGCGACACCGTGAGCAACAGTTCATGGTCGTGGTGGCGACAATCGGCTGATGCCGAAGATGATGCTGTATGGAATAAGCTGCATGAGGGGATTGGCCGGAACTGTCTTATCACACGTGACGACGTAGACAGACAGGCACAATTCGGATGTAGTGTGTGCGTATCAGATACAGAGACTATTAATAGTAACATATAATAATATAAAAACAAACAAACGATTATGGCAAAAGTATTAGCTAATGGTCAGATTACTATCGTTGACCTCAATGACGGCAAGGCCGTGCAGTGTTTCACACAATGCTCTAAGGGCGAGACTCAGATCTACACCCCCGACACGGGTGTGTACACTCCGAACTACTCGTCGAGTGAACCAAACGTGATAACAGCCCGTGTGTACGTGACGGGCAGTGCTACAGACCAGGCTCCGACCTCGGCTTGTACGGGATGGTCGTGGAAGGTGGACGGTGTGGCTGCCACTCCTGTGAGCGGCAAGCCGTATCAGCTTAACCTCGCCAGCAACATCGACAAGAACGGCAGCGTGAAGAACATCGAGTGGTCGTGCAAATACACAGACCCGGAGACAAAGGCTACGACTACGTGTATCGGCTACAAGACCATTTCGCTGGCCAAGAGTGGCGGTGCGCTTCAGACGGTGCAGATTGAGACCCCCGACGGCAATACGTTCGACTCGACCAACAACAGCAAGAAGCTGCGTGCTATAGCCAAGTTCTTCCGTGGCAACGTGCAGGACACCACCATGACATCAATGACTTGGGAGGTGCTGAATATCAGTGCAGGAACATGGGACGCCGTGGCTTCGGGCAACGTGAGCACTTCGGGCGGCGTGAGCACTCTGAACGTGAGCGCCAACGACGTGCTTAACTTCCAGACTTTCCGCTGTACGGTGAAGGACGGTGCTGATACCGCCAGCGCTATCATCACGTTCTTCGATGCGAGCGACCCGTACGTGGTGGAGGTGTATTCGCTGACCGGCGACAAGATAGTGAACGGTGCGCAGTCGACGGAGCTTTACGCCCGACTCTGGAAAGACGGCAAGGTAGTGGAGGATGGTGCAGCGGTGAAGGCAGACAGCAACCATGCCTCGAACTACATCTACAAATGGACGAAGTACAATGCCAGCGGTGTAGCCACGAACTGGAACGGTACATCAAGTGCGGTGAATGCTTCGAACAAGCCTTACGTCACGGTGGCCAACGCTGACGTGGCAGTGAGAGGCACGTTTACTTGTGAGGTGTCTAAATAAGGGCACCTCACCCTTATTTTTTATTAATTAAAAAAATGAAAGAGTATGGCAGTATTATTGGCGAGGGGCCAGATAACGATAGCGGCGATAAAGGATGGTGCGCCAGGTCCGCAAGGCAAGCCTGGCAAGGATGCCGTTTCTATTATTGTCGAAGACGCTCCGCTCGTTTTTGACACAGATGATAGTGGAATTGTACCTGTTAGCATATCAAAGGTTGCGAAGGTAAAGATAATGAAGGGTAACCTGAATATCTCTAATGAATGCAGCAATATTAACTCAAGGGATGATTTGTGCGTAAATTGCAAATGTGATGCAACACAGAAGGATGGATATATCGAAGTATCTGTATCAGGCAGTAATATTGCAAAGAACGACGTGGTTATTGATGGTATAAATCAAGGACAGATTTCTGCAACATCAGGCTATGCGGTCGCACAATTTGTTTACACTGGTGTTCTCTATTTTGCGCAAGTTCCATTCTCGGTGAACGTGTCGAAGTATATGGGTAGTGTAAAGGTTACGGCAAAGCAGTATCAGTCGCAATTTAAGGCATTGGAGAACGACCTGAAAGGAAGTAATCCTACCGTACTCAACGCCTACACATCTACTATCAAGCAGACAGCGAAGGAGATTACTCTCAGTGTGACTCGGAACCAGCAGGGACGACACAACCTACTACGAGATACGGCGCTGACGAGACGAGGGGAAATAGCGTACTCGGACGGCCTCTTTCAGCCTACGATAACACAGGGCGTGAACGGCCATAATGCCATCCGCTTCTCGGTGACGGGTAACGGAAAGCATCAGTACAAGGGACTTTTCTGGGGACAGGCCGTCAACGGCATCGCTGTGAAAAAGAATACAGACTACACTTTCTCGGCATGGATAAAGTGCGACACGAAGGACTTACAGGTTCATTCGGAGGTGTTCAAGATGGCTGCGATGAATGGCAATAGAGGGGACAGAATTACTGCCACCTCAGGTAACATGCAGTGGCAGATAAAGGAGAACGAGGTGAACCAGTGGAGGCAAGTGAATTACACCTTCAATACGGGCAATGCAGAGTTTATCGAGGTGAATATCTTTGTCTACAATGGCATAACTATGAACGGAACCTTTGGTTATACTGCCTCGGGCAACGGATGGATATGTATGCCGATGTTGGAGGAAGGAAGCGAGTATACAGGCTGGACTCCTGCGGAAACGGACTACGACTATGTGGGCGGAAACCTTATGGAGGACACGATGACACTGACCAAATCGTCTGACAAAAGCAATCTCCAGCTTGCCAGCGGACTGATTATGTTTGAAAAATACGAAGGCTGCTACGGTATATTGTACAACAAAAACAACTCGGCAGAGTCTCAGTTCACAGAAGCCTTGCAATATAAATTTCCAACAACGGCTACCCTTTCTGGGCAGGCGAGAATAGTAAAGAATCAGGACTATGTGTTCTCCTTCGTTGCCAAGGGCAGCGGGAACATCAACGTTTATCTCTATGGAGACAGCGTTCATGCAAATGTATATACAGAAACCTGCGAAGGAAACGAATATACGGACGGCAGGGCTGACGGATTCGTGCAGCTCGCACTCACCTCGACCTATAAGCGGTACTGGGTGCATTGGCGAATAGAGGACTATACTGGCGAGGGAGCAGAGGTAATCCCAGACAAGGTGCTGATTCGTGTTCCAGGCGATAGTGAAGCTTGGGTGACAAAGCCGAAGCTGGAGGAAGGCGCACAACTTACTGATTATACAGAACGGAAGACCGACCTCATCGACAGAGCCACAGCAAAGGCGGCAGGACTTGAGATTACGTCAAGCGGAGTAACTCTGTATGGCGCGAAGATCAAGGTGGAGAACACACTCTCTACTGGTCAGACTACGACAGCCGCGCTCTTTACAGACGGAGCCATCAATGCGGCTCTGATACTGGCGCAGATGCTTACATCGCAAGGACTCAACGGACAGATGGTGAGGATAGCCGATGGCCTTATCAATATCTACGGAAAGGCAGGAACCGCAAACATCCGCTTCGGTCTGAACAGTTCGGGACAGGCCGTGCTGTCATACTATGACGATAATGGGAACTTTCTCTACGACCTCGGCCCTGCTGGTGTCGCCTCGCTTAGCAAGACCGACGCGAAGATAACTTCTGCGCAATATATCAAAGCAGAGGATGCAGGACTGACGACTCCGCTCGGAGAGAATGTAGACCTGCCGTGGGTTGACACAACGAAGTCGTGGTACACGGCAACGAAGGACAACAACTACATTCTTTTCGTTAAGGGTGCGACGGGTAAAACGACAACCCTGTACCGTTACTCAGCACCAAGAGTGAACGGAAAGATAGTAGCCGACTCGGCCAACGGGTTGGGTACCTACGGCCTTGCGAGTGCAGCCGACGGAAGGACGTTTACGAGCCGCACAATGGTGAAGAATGGTGCGCTGACAAATCTTGCGGATGGCGTGTTCCTTACTGCGGATGCCAAGGTCTACGACAACACAAAGCTGGTGCCTGCCATCAACAAGGGACAGAGCGTGACAAGGCCATCCTTCTATGTACAGATAGCTTCCTTTAGCGCAACGTACATGGCACCCGAATTTCACGAAAAAATCTATTCAATACAGACGAAAACCACTTTCGGTAATCTTGACGCAGGAATAATGAGCAACAATAATAATTACTAAGCGGATATGATAACATATAAGGAATTGTATGCTACGCCTTTGGAAACGAAGGTTGCGACATGGAAAAATAATGAGGTGCGTCTTGCTGTGAACGAACGCAAGACAGAAGACGGTGAGTATCTGTATGACTGCGTGCTACTCGGCATGAATACCGATACGGAGCCTACTGAAGAACAGTTGACAGAGGCTCTGAGAAACAAGTGCATCGAGCAGATAACGGAGTACGATAAGAGCGCAGAGGTGAATACGTTTTATCTCAACGACAAGGCGTACTGGCTCGACTTCGAGACAAGAGACAGAGTGTATCAGGGCAACGAGCGACTGAGACGAATGGGGAGAACGGAAACGACCCTGTGGCTCGACGGAGAGTGTTATACCCTGCCTATTGACACAGCTCAAGACCTCATCAGTAAGATAGAGGTCTACGCCAAAGACTGCTACAATGTTACGCAGACTCATCTTGACAAGGTTGCTGAGCTACAGACGATAGACTCATTGATAGCCTATGATATTACGGCAGGTTATCCAGAAAAAGTACGATTAACAATTTAATTTTATAGCTATATGAAGAAAATCGTTAAAGGTAATGACTTCACGCTGAAGATACCAGTGAAGTTCAAGCGCATACCTCTTGCGTTTGAGATAGTTTAACACAACTAAAATGAAAAGACTATGTATATACTGAGTGTTATTTTGTTTCTTCTCTTGGGAGGGTTTCTGCTTCTCGCAGCAATGCGCTTCGGCGTCCCTTCGATGGTAAGCGATGTATATTATCAGCTGCAGAACTGCACTGGTAGTGAGGTGATTGGTGATAAACGTAAGCGAAACTATGGATGGGTATTTACCGCTGTAATGGTTACGTGTGCGGTACTGATGATGGTGTGTATACTCGACACAGGTAAGGGCGTTCAATGTCTCGCCTTTATAGGGTGTGTGGGGTTAATGTTTGTAGGCTTCGCTCCTAATTACCTTGATAAAGATGATCACCCTATTCATAAGGTGGGCGCACTTGTGGCTGCGACAGGGTGTGTGGGCTGGTGTCTGTCGGCATGCTGGGTGCCAACGGTGATTCTTGCATTTATCTATCTGTTGCTTATTAATAATGCAGACGATGATGGTGAGTGTAAGCCTGTCTTATACATGGCAGAGGTGGCAGGATTCTTGGACGTGTTTTTGACTTACTGGGTAATAATCTGCGTTTGATGTACTCTAATGACATTGATTGGAGCAAATATCAATAGCTTATAGCTTTAGCGAAAAATTATAACCATATATTGACGGCTTAATCGGTTTTATACTGGTTAAGCCGTATTTTTATGTCCTCATGTTTCATATTATCTTTGCATCAAAAAAGATAATATTATGCAGCAGCAAACTAAAGAAAGAATTCAATATGGCAGCGCCATGGTTGTCTTGGCTTTCGCCATAGCACTGGTCTATATCAGCTACTTCCTCTCAAAGGACGTGACTGAGAACGTCCTCTGGTATTTCGGGCAGAGCATCATGTATGTGGCATCCATTTTTGGCGTATCCATCGCTATGGATGTCAAATTCGATAAAATCAAGAAATTAATAAATCACAATAATAATGAAAAGAAAGATTAAGTACATTTTCGTTCATTGCACTGCAAGCCGACAAACCTGGTCTGTTGATGCCTTGCTCAAGGAATTCACCAACAAGGGATGGCACTATCCTGGATATCACTGGATTGTGGAAGCTAATGGCAAAGCGACGCAACTCATGACAGAGGATTTGCCATCGAATGGAGTCAAAGGATACAACCATGAGTCTATCAATGTCGCATATATGGGTGGCATCTCACGCTCAGGAAATCCTATTGACAACCGCACAGATGAGCAGAAAGCTACACTGCGCGAGCTTCTCACTGAGTTGAAGCAGCGATATCCAGATGCTAAGATCTTAGGTCATCGTGATATATCACCTGACCTTAACCATAACGGCAAGGTGGACATTTGGGAGCGCATCAAGGAGTGTCCATGCTTCGATGCTATACAAGAATATGCTGACATTAAATAAATGAGGAGATGACAGAGAAATTAGAAAAAAAGCTGGCTGTTATTCTATCATTCCTGATGGTACTGCTGACGATATTCGCAAGTTTCCTAATCTTTGAAAGCCGTCAGAAGAAAGCGAATGAGGCTTTGAAAATGCAGCTTCACCAGCTTCAGCTGAAGTATTCGCCTATGCAGCGTGATACCATACGAGACTCAGTCAAACTCGTCACACAACAGGTGATGGTCATGGACAGAGGTGAATACAAACTGCTGGCTGCGGACAGGAAACTGCTCGAGGATCTGAACATGAAACTTCGACAAGTTGTCTCTGATCAGAGAGTGTCCATGGTTACATCGGACACAGTGAAGACGAAAAGACTGAATTCTGTGTACTCATATAGTGACGCATGGCTTTCTCTGCGTCTTGATACGGCAGACTCTATCTTGACGTACAGAGCAAGAGACAGCCTTCAATGCATCGTTGCAAGAGAATACAAGCATAAATTCCTGTGGTGGAGGTGGGGCACAAAAGGATATAATGTCAAGGTCCTGAACTTCAATCCACATTCTACCATATTATATAATAGTTTCATCCAAGTCAACAAATAATGGCAAGGCAGGAAGTATATACAACCATAGTCAAACTCAATTCCGAGGAGGCAAAGAACCGACTGAAGGAGTTGGAGGACAAAGTCGCTCGTCTGAAAAAAGCTAAACAGGATGCTTTTTCGACGGGCGATTCCCGTTTAGGCGCATCTCTCGCTAAAGACCTGAAGGCTGCTGAGCGAGAGATGAAGCAATTCAAAAACTCAACAATGAGCGTTAAAGAGACGCTCGATAATCTATCTGATGCAAGCCTTGGTCAGCTTGAGAAGGCTGCACGGCATCTGAAGGGGCAGATGAAGGCTGTCTCTGACCCTGCAGATTATGCTAAGTTAGAAGAGCAGCTCTCTAAAGTCAAAGACCAGATGCTGCATCTGAAGGGGGCTACCAAACAAGCAGAGGCAGAAGCGCAGCGCATGACTGCGACGCTCAACAATCTGCAGCATGCATCCATTGATGATCTCAATTTCACAAGAGCAAAAATTCGCTCTAAGATGAACTCCATTGATCCTTCGTCAGATTCTTATGCTCAGTCTGCGGCCAAGTTGAAGCTCGTTGATGCAGAGCTTGAGCGCATCAGACTATCTGAGCAGAAGGTGGTCACACTCATGCAGCAGTATGACAATGAGATTGACAAGGCTAATGTGGATATCAAGGAGACCAAGCGTCAGATGCAGCTCGTCGATAATACGTTGGCGCATCTCAAGACTTCGTCAGTCCGTGACTTGGAATATTCCATGAAGGTTCTCAACCAGGAGATGAGAGGTCTTGACCGTGGGTCTGAGGCATTCAAGCAGATGCAAATGCAGGCCAAGCAGTTGAAAACAGAGTTGGAGGCTGTTCGTGCTGAAGGACAGGCTCAACAATCATGGATTGGTAGGACTGCTGACTGGTTCAACCGCATGCAGGGAGTCATACTGGGAGTCATCGCAGCCGTATCTGGCTTGACATTCACAGTGAAAAGCTGCGTCGAGAAGTTCGCCTCCATGGATGAGGAGATGACCAATGTCCGCAAATATACAGGACAGACTGCAGATGAGGTGGAGCGTATGAACGAGGACTTCAAGAAAATGGAGACTCACACAGCACGAGAGAAACTCAACCAACTTGCTGGTGATGCAGGTCGATTGGGCATAACAGCTTCATCAATGGTCGAGGAATTTGTCGATGGCGCAGATAAAATCAATGTCGCATTAGGCGATGACCTTGGCGACGATGCGGTTAAAGATATTGGCAAACTCGCCCTTATGTTTGGCGAGGATAAGACAAAAGGTTTGAGAGGTGCCATGTTGGCCACAGGTTCTGCAGTCAATGAGCTGGCTCAGAATTCTTCTGCCTCTGCAGGCTATCTCGTTGACTTCACCGCCCGTGTTGCTGGTGTCGGCAAGCAGGCAGGATTCACACAGGCGCAGATTATGGGTCTCGCATCAGTCCTCGACCAGAACATGCAGCAGGATGAGACCGCAGCAACTGCCGTTCAGAACCTTCTCGCCAAGATGTTCCAGGACTCTGCCAAATTCGCCAAGATTGCAGGACTCAATGTCAAGGAGTTCTCAAAGACATTGAAGGAGGATGCAAATGGAGCACTCCTCCAGTTCCTGGCAGCACTGCGCTCCAAGGGTGGCTTTGCACAACTCGCACCTATGTTCGAGGAAATGAAGATGGATGGATCGAGAGCAACTGGTGTGCTTACAGTCCTCGCAGACAAACTTGATGACATCAAAGTCGCACAGGATCTTGCTACTAAATCATACGCTGAGGGTACATCTATCATCAATGAGTTCAATACTCAGAATGAAAGTGTGCAGGCACAGCTCGACAAGGCAAAAAAGAGATTCCAGGATCTCGCGATAGAGTTAGGACAAAAGCTCTATCCGGCAGCACGTCTGTGTATCTCTTCTGCCAGCTTAACCGTGCATATTCTTTCGTCTATCATTGATTTTGTTGCTAAATACCGAACAACACTCATTACACTCACTGCAACCATCATTGCATTAACAGTTGCAGAGACCGCACACATAGTCAAACTCAAGGCGATTGCTATTTGGCAAAATGTTGTGGTGACAGGTGCAAAGAAATTGTGGGCGATACTCGCAGCACATCCTTATCTTGCTGTTGCTGCAGCAGTCACAACTTTGGTTGCCGTCATCGTCGATCTAAGTCGCAAGACGGACTCTGCAGCTAAGGCTCAAGAAGCGCTCAATGATATTCAGCGAGAAGCACAGAAAGAGATTGTGGAGGAGCAGTTGAAACTCGAAAATCTGAGAAAAGCTGCCATGAACGAGACTAATTCGCTCAAAGACAGATATGCTGCAATCGCAGAGCTGAACAGAATAGTTCCTAACTATAATGCCAGTATAGACAAGACTACAGGCAAATATAAGGAAAACAAGAGAGCACTTGATGATTACATCAAATCTCTCGTGCATCTTTATGAGGTGCAGGGAGCTAAAAAGAAGATTCAGCAACTGGCTGAAGAGAAGGCAGAACTGACTATCAAAGAGAAACAGGCGCGGGAAAACTATGAGAATGCCAAAAAAGCGGGTCCTGGATATAATTATACAACCTCATGGGGAATGACTGGTAACACGACGCAGGATTCAACAGACAAATACCGTCGAGAATTGCAGGATCTTATTGATAAAATTAAGGAGACAGACAGCTTGATAACTGCCATTACAGATGTATATGGCAAGGATATTCAGAAATCTGAGGTCAAAAAAACGAAAGAGAATGTTAAAGCAGATGGTGGTAGCAGTGGCTCTATCGGAGAGTCAGAGAAAGAGCGCAAGGCTCGCGAAAAAGCGGAGAAGAAAGCTGCTGCTGAAGCTCGCAAGCGTGAGGCTGAAGCCAATCGCAAGCAGAAGCAGGCTGCCGACAGCATCAAAGCTGAGACCAACCAACTGATGGCTGACAACGCCAAAGCTTATGCTGAGGGCAAGAAAACATATCAGCAGTTTATCGATGATCGGCAGAACATCCAGATTAAGGGTTTTGCCAAACTGAAACAGCTATATGGTGAGGAGAGCAACGAGTATAAGCAGTTGCTTGACAACCAGGTCAATGTTGTCAAGCAGCATGATGATGCTGTTATCAAAATGAATGAGCAGACCATTGAGCGCGAGCGTCTCCAGAAGGAAGCAAGCATTAAAGCACAGTATAATGATGCCAGTTCTGCAATATATCAGAATGACATCGCCCTCGATGAAGCTCTCTATCAGAATGAAGTCGATGCCATGCAGAAGCGACTGACACTCTACAATGAGGGCAGCGAGGAGTGGCTTGACCTCAAGGCAGAGATGGAGCAGGCATCTCTTGACCATCAGCTTCAGATGCAGGAGTCATATATGAACCAGCTGAAGGAGTTGCGTCAGCAGTTCGGCAAGCAGGATGTTCAGGCACAGGAAACCATGTATCTCAATGGTCTTGATAATCTGTATAAGAAGGGGCTAATTAAGGAGGAAGAGTATCAGCAGATGAAGTTGGAGATAACCAAGCAGTTCGCTGCCCAGAGAGCGCAGATCGAGGCTGAGGATCATGGAGCAGGCTCTACGCAAGCCAAGATTGACTCCAAGACTTCAGAGATGGTCAATAGCGCAAAGGCTGCAGCCGGGGATGCACAATCAACAAATGGCAGTTTCGGTGGCTATTTTGTCGCACAGGTGCAGAACTATCAGAACACCATGGAGAAGTTGAAGGAGCTCTATGGTTCAGATGAGCAGAACCATGCAGCCTACATGCAGGCTAAGGCGCAGGTGACTTCAAACTTCCTCAATGGAATGGTGCAGAGTACACAGGTTGCATATAATGGCATCAACAATATCATGTCAGCCGCATCAGCTTATTCGCAGGCATGCTCAGATTTGGAGCAGGCCAAAATCTCCAAAAACTACGAAAAGCAGATTGCTGCAGCTGGCAACAACTCAAAGAAGAAGAAAAGGCTTGAGGAGAAGCGTGACAAAGAGTTGGCAGCAGCTAAAGCTAAAGCCAACAAGAGAGCGATGAAAATTGAGATAGCTCAGGCTATCGCCTCCACAGCCATGGCTGCTATCAACGCATATTCATCTGCTGCACAAGTTCCTTTCATCGGCTGGACCTTGGCACCTATAGCTGCAGGTATGGCCACTGCTGCTGGTCTGCTGCAGATAGCAACCATCAGAAAACAGCATCAGGCAGAAGCGGCAGGTTACTACTCGGGCGGTTATACAGGAGGCAGGCGATATCGCAGAGAGGCTGGTGTTGTTCACGAAGGAGAGTTCGTTGCCAACCATCAGGCTGTCAACAACTCATCCATTCGTCCTGCTTTCGACCTCATCGACAGAGCGCAGCGCTCCAACACGGTCGGCTCACTGACCGCTGATGATATCAGCAGAGCACTCGGTTCTGGTGGCGGTGGAGCAGTCGTCACTCCTATTGTCAACGTCAGCAATGACAATAGTGAGGTGCGAGAGTCCCTCGATGGTGTGAACAACGCAATCACTATTCTCAACCAGACTCTTGATGACGGATTGGAGATAGTTATGCCTATCGCTGGCCGTAACGGACTGCACAGAAAACTGAAAGATTATGAACGATTATTAGACAACAAGTAGTATGATAACATGCATTATCAATGGGCATAAAGCCTATCCTATATCCACATCATCCATCAAGGTGACATACGCCAACCAGTATGTCACCGATGATGGAGAATATACCTATGACATCACATTTCCGATGAATATCTTATCTAATAGAGAGATATTCAAGAATGTGTCAAGGTTCGAGGTCAAGAAGAAACTCGCTAAATATGATGACTGCAAGCTATACTGTAATGGCTTGCTCATCATGAGTGGAGTGGGCACTGTACTATCTGTCAATCAGAAAGAAGTGAAGCTGCAGTTGCTCGGTGGTAAATCAAGGGTGAAGTATAATTCCAAATTCGACAAAAAGTTTATTGATGAGATGGATTTGGGCAGAGCACTGCATGGTAGCATGGGAGACCAGCTGGAGACAGTCAATGCAAAAGAGATTATGGGTCTGATGGCAGAGGTCAAAACATTTAATTTCTACGCAACATACAATCCATCTTATATGATAGGTATTCCTGGAATGTATGTTTACACACCTATTCGAGATGAGACAAACGATATGACAGCGAATATGACATTGGGAAAGAACAGAAAGAGATACATCACCAACTTGGCTGTCCATCCTAATTTCATTCATATATTGCATAATATTCTCAATATATGTGGATATAAGGTTGTTCGTGATGATTTCAATCAAAATCCATGGAATGGTCTATACATCGCTTCTGCCTATAAGTCGGATGAGTTTCGTCATGCCCTTCCACACTGGACAGCATATACTTTTTTGGAAGAGTTCCGCAAATTATTCAATGCGAGAATTTATTTCAGCGAAGCTGAGCGCACGGTGAGCATCTTGAGAAGCTCAGAACTGCTCAATGCAGAGACTGTTGAAATGGTAGCATTGGATGAGTTCAGTGTTGATTATGATGAGGATGGCTCGCTCAACACGATTGACACTTCTAATGTTGAGTTCAACTTAGGTGAGTCTGAAGAGAGGGATAATTATGAGGTGATACCCCAGAAAGTGCTGGCATACTTTGATATATATACATATCAAGGCATGACACCTGAACTTGATTCAACTATCAACGGATGGGATATGAAAAAGAAAAGAACAACCATTGTCAAGAGGGTGTTTTCTTCCGGCAGTCTGCAGGCATATTATATATGGAAGGCTGATGAGGAAGATGATTCCAAGGGTAGCTGGGTTGAGTGTGGAGAGTTTTCACCGCTCATTCGCAATACAGACAGTGACGACAGCATCACACTCAATATTGCTCCTGCAGCAATTGCTGTGAAAGACCAGGATTTCACAACTTACAGCAATTGGCTTCAATTGTCGGGTCATAATAAGGACGTGAGACCTCGCTATATGCTGTCTGTCGTCAACACTAAAGAAGCAGAGAGCCTTGAGTCGACTAAAGATGATGATGGTTACACTTATGTGACTGTTGAGGATGCCATTGAAGATGATTCAAATATGGATAATGAGGAGAATGACAAAGAAAGCATGCAGATATATTTCCTTCTTGACAAAATGCAGGATGCGACATATCCGCTGCCATCGGGTATTCCTACGACATTACCACAATCCTGTTTATATGACAATGCCATGGATCATTTCATGGCTTGGCCAGTTCCTGTGACAGACGATGTGCATCTGAAGAAGGTTTTTGGCATAACTAAAGGTTGGAGTCTGAGCCTGGTGCAGAGAACTGACTATAGTTTGAATGAATTTCATGTGAAATCTGTGATAGATAATAAAGACTGTATGGAAATCAAATTCAGATCATCGAAGATACCAGACCCTTCAAAGATTTATATTTTTCATGGCAAACGTTTCGTTTGCGCTAAAATTGAAGTTGAAATCAAAGATGATGGCATCGAGCCAATAATGACAGGTAGCTTTTACATGATATCTTAATGGATAGAGGCGACAGATTAATACTGCCGCCTCTTTTCCTTATAGCACTCCTCTGTAGTTCAAGATGAGTTCATTCGCAGACTGGATGTCCTTCGGAGTATAGATGTCTGTTATGAGGATTGATGAGTGTCGTGCCTGGTCTCTGACCGACAATACATCCGTGTTTGCCCTAAGCATATTGGTTATACCAGTGTCTTTCAGACTGTAGAATTTATAACGCATCGAGAACCCGAGATCCCTGCGCAGTATGCGGTGCCAGTAATCACGAAATATCTTTTCGCTCTTATGCTCCTCTCCAGGACAGAAGTCTGCAGAAAAGAGATAATAATTGCTTGGATATGAGAATATATTCAGGTCCAGCATCAACTTGATAACATGAGCAGGTAGAGTGATAGTGGCATCATTCCTGTTCTTTGTGTGCTCACCATGTAGAGTGAGTGTCTTTGATTTGAGATGGAAATCTCCTATTTTCAGATAAGAAAGTTCGTGGGGGCGAACAAAAAGATAGTGCAATATCTCACAGGCCAGAAGAAAATGTTTGTTGTTTGTCATAAGATACTCACGTATCTCCAGCATCACGTCGTCAGGTATCACATCGCGTTCTTTCTTCAGGCGATTCTTGATACGTCCGAGGCCGTCCGTTGGGTTCATGCTGATATAGCCACGTTCAAAAAGATACTTTGAGAAGGTCTTGAGCCACGTCAGATAATTGTTTCTGGTCAGAACACTATTGTTTCTTTCTACGAAAACATAATCAAGGAACTTGCTCACGTTGTTTCGGTCCCATTGATAGCTGTAGGTGATGTTGATGTGCTTAACCTTAATCCATGTCTCAAGTACATTCACCTTACTGGTGTAATCATGCAGACTCTCCTCACGAAGGTTGTGCTCATTATAGAGCTTTGTCAAATACTCTCTGTATTTGAGCAACACATCTTCCCATCGTGTGTATTCGAGAGGTTGGCTTGCCTCTATCCAGGGGTTCCAACCATCCATGAGCTTCTCTGTGAGACGCTTCATGAGTGCATCAGCATATTCACGCTGTTTGCGCTTGCCCTTTATCTTGTCAAGCATGATTCTCTTTCTTCGCAGTCGGCCAAAGCTTGGGTCAAAAGCTAAGAAACTAACATAACACTCAGATTTCTGATGGAAGACAGGAGGTCTCCATCCAACGATGCTGCTTAAAACAGCCTCGTTTGATTGTAAGGAATAATTTTTTTTAACCATATCTTTAATTTTTATTGCAGACATGGTGTATTGAATGAATTAAACCGACTTTTTGCCAATTTCAAATCTCTTGGCCATAAGGAGTGTGGAGATTTTGATTGTTTTAGCTATTTTTACTCTGTCCCGAATTTTACCGACGAAAATACCTTCGACATAGGGTAAAATTCTGATAGACAGAATAATAAGCTAAAAATAGTCGGGATTACTGGACTCGAACCAGCGACCTCGCGCCCCCCAGACGTGTGCGCTACCAACTGCGCCAAATCCCGATTGCTTATGCTCTATTGAACATTTGCGATTGCAAAGGTATGATA